GTAGTCTCTGCAGCCGAACTGCGATAAAGATGCATATTACTATGTGTATCTTCTTCAGGCGTAATTGTGAGCTGGTTGTCCAACATCTTGTGTCAATTCTACTAGAGATTTTAAGAGTTTATCTATTTCAAATATGAATTCTTCTAGTTCTTCAGGTTCGAGATTCTTTTTAAGAATCTTTTCACCCCTAGGAACTAAGAGAACTCTAAATTTATCTGAAGTAGGACTTTGGAGATCCCTTTCAGTAATGACCATACAAGATCGGATTACCTCAAGGAATTCCCTGTAAGAGCTTATCGTACTTCAAAACGTTTGATCGTCATAATGATCGAACTCGTTTATGCAGAAACGTATTACTGAGTTAACAGAATCTCTACGAAGCTTTGTAGCTAAAGTAGAGAGAGTAACCTTGTAACATTCTCTGTCTTCGAAACTCATATTCCGATAGGAATAAGAGTTCTTAGATAGAACAATGGCTACTTTCAACAACTGAGTTGTATCCCTCTGAAGTAAACCCTCAGACGGACGCAACAAAGCGCTGAAACGCCTTCGAAGACTATAGGATTGCTGTTTCAAAAGAGTGAGAGATACTTTTCTTATGAAAAGTCCTCACTTAGCTTTTGAAGCGGTAAAACTATGTAAAGCTCAACCCATATGAACCGCAATGTCTGCATTTTCATATTCAGATCATTTTGGTTCTATGGTCCCACTCATCTGATTTTCACAAAATGTTTTGAAAAATCATTCTGATCAAGCGTCAATCCAAACGGCTAAGGTAAAGCCGAGAGGAATGTCTGCTTCGATAGAAGGAGTATCAATTCGTTTACATGAATAACGGATGAAACACGAGTAATAGTGTTTTATAGCAAAACGCTGTTCCTCAGTGTGGGTAAAGAGCTCGTCTTTTGACACCACCAGGTCTCAGTCGCCGTAATACTCTTTCGAGCGTCACGGGGCCTGAAGAGATAAATATGATAAAATCATATTAGCTCCTAAACCATAACGGTTTACGTCAAGACAAAGACGAGAACAATTGTCCAATAGAGAAGCAAAGTTGATTCCGTTTCCAAACCTCCGAGATGTTAAAGTCGCAAATCCTGTAGGATTGTTGACCATAGCACTGAAGTGGATGGGGGAAATCTCCTCGCCGTTCCTGAATAATCGTTTTGCGAACTCCAGAGATCTAGATTTATTAGAAATAAAACTATCATCTGGCTTTCAACTAACGCCTAAAGTGTCCAACAAAGAAATGTAGACTCTTGAGACATCAGTATTGAAAATTACAACGTCATCACCAATGACGACATAATTATTGTATTTCTGATATCCTAAAGAATATGCAGCATACCTAACTAGTACGTGATTGGAGAATGCCAAGGTCGCCCATGAGCTATAAAGGCCCATAGGTTGACCAACGGCATATCTAACATTTGTATATTTACGACCACTCTTCACTCCAAAATCGAAAGACGTCATTAGCGCTAACCACGCTTTACCATAGGCATCGCTTCCAAAGTACTCTGATAACAAAGCACTTTGAAAGTATGCAGGCAAGCGGTCGGTCGCTGTAGTCAAATCAATAGAACTTGGAAAGTCGGATTTGGACCCTGAAAAGTCCTCGCCCTTCTTTGTCAAGTACTGAATGTGAGACCGCAACGACTGATGATTATACGTTTGATCACTTGGGAGGTCTCTTAAAACAGACATCAAGTGATCGTGCAATGGCTTAAGAACCATTTGCGACGCATAATCACCAATAGCTATCACTCTAGTTTTACCTAGAAGATCGCTAATAGAAGTCAATCTCCGTACGGATTTACCACGGATTCTCATATTCTTGACGATTCCTTTCCGATGAAAATAATCATCAAAGGACTCGCCCAAGATATAAGATCCCGTGAAAGAATTGAAATGTTTAATCAATTCTCATTGTTCTCTAGAATATTGCTGAATCTCAACAATAGACGAAGAGAATGATGATCCGTAGGGTCCTGATTTAGCCGAAAATATAGGTCTAGCTGCACTCATCTCAGATAAGTGCGCAGAACCTATACCTAAAGCTGATCAGGAACTTCTAATATCGCTTATAAGCTTCCATACACCACCGTGATTGGCAGTGAACGGATTCTTGATAGATTGAAGATCCATCTTCGGATTATCAATGATATCCCGTGCTGTTCAAACAACGGATAAGCATGCCGTGGCAACCTTGTCGTCTCTTGTAACTTCTTCTTCAAGTTTCTTTAGGAAGGAGTTCGATAAAGAGTGAGTAGGATCCTGTAAGATAAACTTAGATCACTTACATGAGAACTTGACAAGTTTCTCATGACAAGCAATTTTAATAAAGTGTTTCTGTAAACACTTTAACTGTTTTATTCTTACAGCACGGTCATTAGACACAGATGTTCAGATTTTATCCATGGTCAGGCATAAATGCCCTAACAAGGCAACCTGATCACGATTGAGCCCAAACACGTCTTTCCACCAAATACGAAGGAAATTTCTATTATGAGTACCGAACAAAGTACTCTTATCTAGAATTCACAACTTTTTGGCTGGAAAACTGGTTTGTATTGGAAGACACGGATAATTCATGTGAATTTGCGTGTGTGCTTTCGCCATCCTTCAGCAGAAGTAAGGGTTTCTATAGAAAGCCTTACCACGTTTGAAGGTGGGTGCCACTGCCAACGAGGTTCAAGAAATCGTGTTTCAGTTTGTTTTCT